TGTAAGAAGTCTCGATCTTGATATTCTACCGAATAATCCTCCATTGGATATGCCGGATACATATCAGCATTTACGACCTTTACCGCACCATACTCCATAATACGAGGCTTGGTGCCATTCGAAAATAGGTATGTGAGCAATTTTACTAATGCGACTTCGCCATAACCTCTTACATGATAGTCTACCGGGCTATCCTTCCCAGGATACATGTTTGATCCCGATATTAAAACAATATCGGGATAATATGTACTTAACCATATGGCAAATTTAGTAAATGTCTCTGAGTCGGACCATCTATCAAACAGGAATGAAAATCCGATGAATTTGGTATTCTTATTGATACGGGTCTTCGCCAGATTTACGAGGTCGTCGAAATCCCACATCAGGGCATAGTCTATAACTTCAACATCCCAATTGTTTAATCTTAGCCAATGTGCAATTCTGTAGGCACCATGATTTCGCTGCCAAACAGAAGTCGCACCTGTAACATTGAAGATTAAAGTGTGGTTCACTTAGCCCCAGTCCTTTCGATCTTCTTCATTATCATATCCATATGTATACTCCTTGATTTGTTCAGGAGTCATATCTTCCATCTCTACCCGTTTACCATGACCAGTGCCTTCTGGCCACCAGTGTGGATCAAAGCGGCGACCGTAGTAGCGATCAGCGCTACCACGATCTTGAGGTGAACCATGCTTAGGAAGATTGGGCGAGTCATTAGGTACGATAGCCATTATATAAGCTCCAAGGTCTCAAAGATGATCGTAAGGAATACAACGGGGATGAAGAAAATGCCGATAAAGATGAAGAAGCTCATTGTGCATTCTCCATCTCTTTTTCGATACGCTCTGCGACCTTTTCCATGTTTTCGGCATAGTAGAGGATCTCTTCGATCAGACGTGCGCGGTCGTAACCGAACGTATCTGCGCGACGGGCGATGCCGCGGACCTTGTTAGCAACTTCGAGAGCGGATTGTACGTCGAAACCAGTCATGATGTATCTCCTTTGTTACCTTACTAATATAAGGTACACAGACAGGAATGTAAACCCCCTATATCACTTTTTTTCATTTATTTTGAATTTTTTTCACGCTCTTCCCGGAGCATGCGCTGGATCCATTCATGGTATCTCTCTTGGTACTCTGTTGCCGAATCCGTCATATTCCCACTTCCTTTTGTCTGGGTCAAGGTGCATATCAAATAGGGTTGGTTCTTTATCTTCTTTTATAAGCAAAGCCAAATCATCATATCGCCTCTGCAAGGCTGCCAACTCTTCCTTCTTCATTTGAATCTCACGTTCGAGATTCTCTAACTCTCCACACATACTCATTAGTAAATCTTCTTCACGTAATAATCAAAAGGTTCTGATGTACAATAGTCGATTGCTTCTCCATGTATATTCTTCCCCTTCAATAGTTTGTTGTTGATCTTCTTGATTTCCTTCATGTGAAATGTACGTGTCTTATTATTTTTGTAATAGATTGTTACTACAAAGTAATCCTCGAAGACCCTTTTAAACCAACTGACTTTCTCTTCAGTCATGCTGCTCTCCCGTGTGCTACACCATCAGCACCGTAACTTGCTGCAAAGCCATGTGGCTTCAGCTTTGGTTCGATGCCGGTCATACCTAGTATATACCCAGCAGCTTCTTGTGCAGCACAGTTTGAACCAAACTTTGGATCAGTATTTACATCGAGGTGGATCTCGATATCGAACTCGTCAATGAATGGTGCTACCTGCGTATAGAGCTCACAGACCTTACGTGCTTCGTTAATCATCCGCATCTTCGGTCGATCCTGACGTAGGTCATAGTCGCGTTCGTACGACACGTTCGAGAAGATCCTACAACCTTCCTTACCATTCTTATGCACGATCAACACAGTAGCAAATCGAGCGTATGCATCATCCTTCTTAAAATAACGAACAGAGTCACAGCCAAGATAGATCTTCGTGTTGCTGTTCAGTGTTACCAATAAGTCTACTATATCTTCAATTTGCCGCTGCGTAAACATAAATTATTCCAATATTAAAGTTTAGTGCCCCTCTTGCCTTTCCAATCGTAGCACTCATAGTCTTGAACTGCCCAGCCCTGTTCTTCAACCGCTGGGATGCCAGCTTGAAGTGCCAAGGTGCACATCTGTAGGTCTGGCCATACAAATGGCGAAGTAAATCCACGACAATTTTCTATATCTGCCGTTCCGTCTGCGTTTAAAACGCAAGCTAATATCATTGCTGAAAACATATCTTATCCTCCTGAATAAATTTTCTGGAGGTGTGTCTCAAACTCCTCCACCTTTGCGAGTCTGTTTGGCCACAGAATATATTCCTTCTCTGGGTTCTTTTTCAAGTTATTTAAAAGTGGCGTGATTGCGTTGTAGAGATTATCCAATCTCTCTTGGGTAGTAAGTGCAAGTTGCTCAGCATCATTAGCAAGAGCAACAGTCTGCTGTACAGACGATAATTCGTCTTCATCGACTGCTGTAAAACCGAAATCGAAAATATCGTCCATGGTAGATCCTTTTAGGTATTTATTAAAGTAGAATTAAATCATTGTTCTTCAGGTCGTCAAAATGAAATCCAAAGATCGCGGTTCTTCTAAGAGAATCACCATTAACCACTCTATGATTCCATCCAGTATTAATGAACCACATCTCACCAGGTTTCATCTTAAACTCATACTCACCTTCTTTGGTACGAAATTGGAATATTGAATCGTTTTCATTTAAACAGATCTGTGCTCTACAAATCACGCTCGTGTCAGCATCGATATGCCAGTTTAGTTCGTGGCCACCCTTCATCTCGCTCATGCGGAAGCGATAGACATTATGGAAGTGATCATCCAGCACTGGCTTGGTGTAGCGCAATTTGTAATTGGTGTCCCAATCCGTATACAAATATTCATCAACATCATCTGACTCTGAATCCATACGTTTCTGCAGGAGAAGTTGGCGCCAGGTGTTGCCTACGTTAAACACCTCATTATAATTGCAGTTTTGACTAATACCGTAATTGTCACCACCGATATCATTGCTGCTATTCGTATCCAAGATATAGTTAAGCTCGTCGACGAGCTGATGCGGTACGTCGCAAATCTTCTGGAATACCTTTAGCTTATTCCGTCTTGGACCAGTACCACCCACTCTGGTTCGTTTAGTTTGCTCAATCAGACACTGCTCTGCCATATCTCTGTTTCCACTCTTCTGTAGTAATTTCAGGTAATTTTGGCTTGTTACCATTATATATGATACTCTGCCAACAATCCTTACCATAGTCCTCGGCACATGTTAGCATCATGTTTGGGGCCATATCCCAATCTAAGTTAGTACTATATTCCATCTTATCAGCAAATCTTTGCATAGCGGGCCGGCGGGAAAGATGTTGCATTGATACAAAAGCAGTATCATATCCTTTTATATAATCTAGCTGATATGGAAGCAATCTTATCATCGGAGATGTAAGCGACTTATCGGATTTCGGACTTACGAATCGGCGATAGTCGCGATAGATGTAAGTTCGGGTTAATACCCTATAACATCCATCATAGTATTTTTGGATTGTGGCAAATGCTGCTGGTTTATCTCCGTCAAAAAGAAAAAACCATTCAGGATAGTTCATAAACGTATCGGGTAGAATATCAAACCATTCGATATTACGTTTATCATACAATTTATTTTCTTGTCGAATACGCTTCAGTTCAGTCCAGAAATTATCTAGACCATACTCTTCAAGAGTTATTACTTTTTGATTAATCGAATAAGCCATGCTGCCGGATCCCATTCATACCATTTCTTACCAATCTGCCAGTCTCTCGGCTTATCGTGATGATTTGCATGCCAACCTTCGCCGCCAGTGAATAGATTAGCAAATGCAGAATTACGTACACCTTCCCCTGAGTGACAGATCGTATTCAAAAGACCGAAGCCGAGGTAACCCCAGAACATCGGTAACACTAATAGTATTATAAACCAATCTATAGGCAAAAGTAAACCCAAAAGAAACGTAGCACAGCGAATTTCATGGTGCCATTTATAGAACCACATGACACGAGGATTCTTAAGTAAGTCAATTACATGACGGTGTTTGATCGGGGGAACCTTAAATGTAGAAGTAAGCACACGCCACACAGGCTGGTACTTTGGTGAATGCGGATCTTCTGGAGTGTCAGAATGATTGTGATGAAGACGGTGTACACCTACCCATCCTAACACATGACCAGCACCACTCAGTGGTCCTAAGATCAATACCACGTATTCGTACCATACACCTGCTTTAAATGCTCTATGGGCAAAGTAACGATGGTAACCCGCAGAAACAATAAAGGCAGCCAAAAGCTGCCACCAAATAAAACTATATAAGATTATCTCAAACATGGCAACGTCCTATAATGGTGCCGGTCGAGGGACTCGAACCCCCGACCCACTGATTACAAATCAGTTGCTCTACCAGCTGAGCTAGACCGGCATTGGAGCGGACGATCGGATTCGAACCGACTCCATCAGCTTGGAAGGCTGAGTCCTCTCCCAGGAGAACATCCGCATATTGGTCTCGGTAGCTGGATTCGAACCAACGACCTCTTGTACCCAAAACAAGCGCACTACCAGGCTGTGCTATACCGAGAATTCTTATTATGTATAAGCGTTTTCATAGTCAAAGCTAATACGATACAAAAATCTTTCGCCTTTTACTTCGTTACGCTTATGGATGCTATGGAACTGATCCATAAAGATAAAGTCGCCAGGTTGCCAATCATCGTGATGGAAGATGTACTTGTCCTGGAATACGTGATCAAGCAGATATTGCTTTAGCCATTCCTGATCCAGATCAGCCCCACTACGACGCCACATATTCTGAATATAATGGAAGGTAAAGTACAAACCCTTTTGACCATCATATGGATGTTCGTAAACAAGAGGCTTAGTAATACCCTCAGGATAGATCCGCTTGTTCTCGAACATGATCAGTTCTTTGTCATCAGGCTCAAGTTTATAGAATGTATTATTCTTAAATTGAAATGTGCAATCTACATCATTGACGATCTCTTTAATATCATCGGGCAGATCATTATAAGCCTGACGGGTATCACAGAAACTAGTAACACTATCGATACCGGGTTTAACACAGTAAAGAGCTACACAAGATTCTTTACCACTTGGACGACCATTACCATTACTATGCCAATCAAGTTCTTTATCAGCAAAGATACCGATCTTTTCACCCTCTTTGCGTTCATTCGTAACACGGAACAGACCAGGGTAATCGGGGTGCATAAAGAAGCGTTTTGGCTTCATGACTTTCCCGATATTCTCGCACACGCGAAGAATACCCGGTTCGTCAAGATTTTGATTACGTACTAAGATTACATTGTCGCGAGAGATGTTGCGACCAAACTCTTTAATCTCGTCAATCGACATTTTTGAAAAGTCGATATCATAACGAACTGCGTCCATTAACTATGCTCCTTACGTAAATCACTTACAAGTTCAAATGCCATATCGACATGCGATTGTACCAACGGTGGAAGGAATCCACCAAGAATATCACAAGCAATCTTATCCTCTGCTTCGTCACGTGCAATCTTGTCCAGATCATGGTACAGAATGTGGAAAGCAAGATCACCAGTTACACGAGCGGATTCATTGAAGCTGTACATTATATATCTCCGTTTTTGATGTTAGTACTGTACCACATACAAAAAGCAATGTAAACCATTTAATTTGGAGCGAGCATGGAAACCTTTATGGTTTCTACTACCGGTACTTAGCGCCTTTCCCTAATAGTCCAGTACATCTTAGGACATGCCCTATAATGTACCGCATCTCGCATAATTTGGTGAACCCGGAAGGACTCGAACCTTCGTCCCATGATTAAAAGTCACGTGCTAAAACCACCTCAGCTACGGGTCCATTATTTTGGTTGTCTCAACTGGACTCGAACCAGTGACCTTTCCCTTATCAGTGGAATGCTCTACCAACTGAGCTATGAGACATTACTTTGGAGATACACTGTTTACTATTAGTCAATATGAGACGTGAACCTAGGAATGGTCTCAGGAATTTGCTAACAAGGGTCTGAACACCTATGTTTCAGTTATGCTACCGAGCAGTGTATCACCAAAGTAATGGCAAAGGTGAGAGGAATCGAACCCCTTCTTTCGGTTTTGGAGACCGACGTGCAACCATTAACACTTCACCCTCATTGGCGGATGGGGTGGGATTCGAACCCACGGTACGCTTTCACGTACACGGGTTTTCAAGACCCGGACATTAAACCACTCTGACACCCATCCAATTTTGGCTCCGGATGTAGGGATCGAACCTACGACCAATTGATTAACAGTCAACTGCTCTACCGCTGAGCTAATCCGGAATAAGATCACTTAAAGCTAACACACCCTTTAACACTTCCGCCCTCACAGGCTTTTACGGGTTCTGCTGCCGGCGCATACCTACCTTTTACGTTTGGTCGCTGATGGTGTGCAGCCTTAAGTGATCTTGTTGTTATAGTAGTAATATAAGCTATATATGTATGTTTGTAAACCCCCTAGACGAACTTTTTTTCTAGATTTATGAGAAGTAGTTATCTACTAAAGTTTCCAAGCATTCGTTCAGGTATTCGAAAGAGTAGATATCGCCAAGATCCATAGCAAGATCTGCATCTACGAAGTCCCAGTTAATACCGCCGCCTTTGACCTGGTTGGAAGGATCGTTAACAGCAAAGTTGAAAGCTTCGATTACGTCGTTCTTGATCATTTCGCCGTTGGGAAGTAGCATGTGAGTGTCTCCGTGTGTTTGTTATATTATTAATATAATGTATCCACACCCAGATGTAAACCCCCTAAATGAACTTTTTTTGATTTTTTTTGAAAAAATTTGGTGGACCCAACAGGATTCGAACCTGTGACCTACCCGTTATGAGCGGGCGGCTCTACCGCTGAGCTATAGGTCCTTATTCCTTTGATGCAATCACACCAAACACAATGTGAGCTACCAACGAGATGTATGGTACGAAGATCAGAAGAATCCACCATACGTTCAGACCAGCATCACGTAGACGACGAACAGTAGTTGCGAGTAAAACCCAGAGTGTACCAACTAGTAACACTAAAGCAACCAGTGCTGCTACTGCTGAACCACCTTCAACCAATGCTAAGCCAACGATTGTCGTCATAATTGAGATGATAAGAACTGCCCAATATTCTTGACGTTTGGCTGTTCCACTGAAGTTGAAGTATTGTTGCATAATATATTCCTTTGTTGGTACTCCCGGCCGGACTCGAACCGGCACGACCGAAGTCAACAGATTTTAAGTCTGGTGCGTCTACCATTCCGCCACGGGAGCATTAGGGATGTAAAGTATTGATCTTCTTATCGAGAAAATCCACATCACTCTGAAGATTTTCGATCTGTTTCCTTTGTACTTCGTCGTTTGTCTTAGTACGAGCAGAGACAGAAGCATGTGAACCAGCCAGACGTAGAACCGTTTCCTCAAGCTTGTTCAGCTGTTTGGTCAGCATCGATACGTCATCGTTTGTGTTATTGATCTCACTTCCTAGACCTACGCCCATGAAGAAGATAAATGCCATAGTTACTGGTTCCATGTTCTGCCCCTTATTATTGGCGCTCCTGGTAGGACTCGAACCTACAATCTACGGTTTAGAAGACCGTTGCATTATCCAGTTATGCTACAGAAGCATATTGTTATTTTACAAAATCTACTTTATATCTTTTCCCATCCAATGTAAACACCAAAGTTGAATGGGAATAAACTTTTTTCGGTATGTCTCTATATACCACTTCGTCAGTACATGATTTTTCTTTACGGTAACCAACGATCACATTTTCGGTCTTCGGTCGGCTACCTTGATCTGCACCAATGATTCCACCCATAATAGCACCAGCTGCAGCGCCATCATCTTTACCAGTAAGAGCTTTACCAGTTGCACCACCAATGATCATACCAAGCAGTGCACTGCCAGCAGCATTACCTTGACGCTGGCGTGTCTCATAGATGGGTACGTCTACGATGTTACAGTACTGCTTGGTATAGGGAACGTTCTCATATACAGTAGTGTAATGATCCCTAACTTTACCGGTGACTCGTTCACCAGCCGCTACGGCTGTTGTACTCATCAGCGTTAGGATGATAGGTGTAAGAAAAATCTTCTTCATGTGGCATCTCCAAGCCTGTTTCTGGTGTGCTCATAGTGCACGTTTGGAAGTATTCATTCCAAAAACTATTTACCATATCCTCATTAGTTGGAAAATGCTGAATTTTAGAAAAAGCATAATCTACAATTTGTCCAGCGTAGTCCATTTCCATTTCAGTCATACATTCCACTCCGTCTTGTGCTCAAGAGCGTATTCCACACCATGTAGGAAGTCACGATCTTCTTCACTCAGACGAGACCAGAGCTTACGCACAGAATAGTACAGATCCATCACATAGAGTGTTTCATTGATGTGAGCATTCGACTTCATAGCATTCTCGAGCTCGTCCATGCGCTTCTTGATCTTATCGTCGATGTTCATCGTTATCTCCTTTTGATAAGAGTACTATAAGACATAAACGATCCTATGTAAACCCCTATTCTGTAATTATTTCAACATTTTTTGAAATCGGGAACTTAATATTCTTATGTGGATGGTGGATCTTAAATTGCACATCATCATACTGTGCAAACATCTTAGACCAGATCGGACGCCAGTTATTAGCAAGTCGATGGTTGTTGGTGTCACCACGATCGGAGTTCAAGTAGAAGTCTGTACAGCTGCGAAGATTAGGACCAAACATAGAATCGAATCCATAGAGATGCACTTCAGATGCATCAACCTTATTCAATGCATAGTGGGTAGCCATGTGGCCACAATTGAAATCGGTATATCCATTGACATAGTCTGGAAGAGCCGTATAGAACTCTTTAATATGATTTGCCCACTTCAAACGTAAGTCGGGATTCATCTCAAGGAACTTCTGTGGTCGAAATCCTAAGATCCATTGGCCCGGTGGAAACACGCTGCCTTCTGCCATCGCCCGCATCATCTTAAAATCTACGATACATGTCGCATAGGCATTTTCTACTGCGAAAGGAGGAAGATTGCAAGTGATCTTAACACCTTTCGCAGGTTTATACATCGCTGCGTTATCGCCATTTCCAATAATATGAACTGTTCTACCCATTTATCAATTTCCTAATATGATCTTTACCTTTAATTCCCGTCCAGTGATACACCAATGGGTTTTTTGGTACGGTGTTATCTATATGCTGAATACGAAGAACGTTATAACGATTTGGAAGACTTTCGATGTTAGTAAGACGAGTAAGAGGATCTTTCATAAGATCATGTAAAACCTCTTGGTCACCTCGTAGGTTTGTTCTCACACATGCACCACGCCATTTGTTAATAATTGGTAGTGCATTGTCTTCGAAACAAACCACTCCTGAATTATGCCAGGTAGTTCCATTCCGCTGGCTCCAAGGAGCATCTTCCACCATTCCAAGTTTGTTTGGTACTGTAAAATCGAAGATATCTTCGATGTTACCTACGACTTCACAGTCGAGATCAATCCAGCAAACCTTATGAGCTAATTTAGTAGCAGCTAGCATTGCTTCTGGCTTCTTGAACCAGCCCATCTGATTCGTAAAATTAATATCAAAGTTATAGACTTTTAGCTCTGCGCCAGGATTGTGCTTATTGAAATTGTCAATAAACCAGTCTTTCATCCAAACGGTATTCTTATCAAACCCTGTGATGAATAGCTTAGATAATTTTGTATTGGTCATTATAATTATGCTTAGCTAAGCACCCTTCAGTTTTCTGGATAGTGGTGAATGTATCACGTGCTTCGACAGGCCACGGATAATATTCTTCTAACCAGGGGAATCTACCTAGATGTAAGAAGACATCAGTTGGACCTGCATCAATGTAAGCTCGTTCAATGAAAGCTTTAGCACCTGCTGGTTTAATCATGTACGCATGTGCACCAGGAAAGTATTGCTTCGAAGTAAGAGGGTTAACACCAAGCTTCATAGGGCGCTGTGCTTTACCGTAGCTGGGTTTACCTAGATTCATAGCTTTATCGTAGTTCACGAATATATTCACGGAGTCTACAAAGTAAGCATCGTGCTCGAGAATCATATAATTCGAATTATCCTTTACACACTTCTCCCATAGAGAAAAGTGAGATAAGAAAGCTGATACGCAATTCTCGAAGCGGGAATATTTCTCTTCAAATCCTTTTACCGGAATACCTTTTTTACGGGCATACCAGAGCGGATCTTTATCCGGGGTGACAGCCGCAAACTTTTCAACCTCAAGACCGTATTTTGCTGCAGATTTAATACACCGTTCTGCTGCTTTTACAGAATCAGGATTATCCATAATAGTAATTACGTATGCTTTCATGATGATGTTGTAGAGGGTAAGCCCTGCACTCCTGTATAATAAATTTTAGTTACCCCAAGTGTACGTACAAGTTGACGACACATAATAGCATCGTTCGGCCATAGTCCATATTGATCAACCAGATCTAACATCTTCTTAGCTCCTGATGGTTTCATTATATATGCCGAGTTACCAGCAATGCCTTGTGGCACATATTCTTCATCGATAACGGGTGGCCGCTGTATCATCGGCTCTTTCTTCTGAACCTCTTCATGGAACTGTCGAGAACGACGTGTAGCACCACGTGGATCATTAATACCAATTATATCATACTTACTATCGATTGTAACCCACTCTGGTAACTTTTGTTTCCAGACAGCATCATGCTCGAGAATAATGATTGTTTCATTATTTAAATCGCAGTATTTCCAAAGTGCATAGTGAGATAATGCACAAGCGATACGAGCTTTATAGTTTTGAGTTGGGTATGGTGTTTTAAGTAAACCAGTTGCAATATCACGAACTGGCTTATCCCATGGATAATTCCAATTTAAATCGAAAACACGCTGAGTAGCAATAGCATCATTAGCAATAACAGCATCGTAACGTTGTATTTCGAAGTCGTTACCAACTGCCTCTGAAGACTTAACCATAGTCTCATAGCCAAGTTCAGATACATCATTACCTTTCATTACAATCGCGTATGCTTTCATTTCTTTAACTCATTCAAGTGTGGGAATTCAGTCATATCAGTCTTAACGCCTAAGAACTGTGCAAGCTTCTGTGGTGATTCGCCTGCAATGATATCTATGACTAGCATACGATCACCAAACCATGCACGTACATCTGCGTCATGTCGATCCCAGGCTTTACTCGCTTGCTGCCGATTTGGAAATGGTGCACCATATAGCATACGGCGTATGTTTACTTGTCCCTGTGATTGCTGCCATTGCTTCTTACGCTCCAGATACGGCACAATAGAATCTAACCATTTCTCCTTGTTGCGTACAGTGTACACGAACTTCGATCCAGGAAACTTTAGATCCAGCTCACGAAAATTTAACGCTGCAGGAATATCTGTAGCGCCGTGACTCTTTGGATCCCAGAGCTGCTGGTCGTTGGGATAATGAATAGTTTGCCAGCCCCACTGATTCAAAACATTATTCAGTGTGGTTGTACCTGTGCGGGATAGACCAATACCAAATACTTTAAATGTCATAACCCCAATCCTTACGTGGTAGATTTACAATCTTTAGCAATTGCTCTTCTGATAGATCATCTGCACCAGGAAACTGGCAATGTACGAACTTAGTATTCTCGTCACGCCAATCCATGATACGACGCTTTGGATTAATCTTATCTTTTGTACCATGGATATAGCTGTTCCATCCAGCATCCATGAACTGTACATCGAAGCCTTTAGCAAACATCATTGCATGTAAGTAAGGTTGGTCGCACGTGTAGAAACTATCAAGACCTGCATTACGAATAAGCTTTACGTACTGATCAAACTTAACAAAGTCACGCTGGGCTTTCTTACGACCAGCTGCAGAGTATAGCACCATACCAGTGTTATAGACTTTGACCAAACCATCTTCTGTACGTGGCATAGGCACGCCGTAGGCAGCCTCTACGGTGTTTGCCCATAGATTATCTGCTTCAGACGTAATGCGTCCTAGCGTGATCGTACGTTGCTTTGGCTGGAACGGTTCTTCACAGATACCGATCTCGCCATGGAAAGCCTCGAAGATATTCTCTTCAAGTCCGTCGACCGCAAATACATCTGTATCCACGAATAAGATCTTTTCATACTGATCCCAATGTGAATCGAACAATGGTTTGAATGCGCCGTAGTGTGGCGAGTAGTTACCAAAGTCCATCTTCATTCTTGTACGAAGCCACTGTGGGTTATCTTCGAACCGATAGTCTGCACCGATACGCTCGGCATAGGCTTTCATGTTATTCACGCCGGCGTGTACGCTCGGGCGAACATTACCATCCCAATATTGGTAGATTGCTGTCTTCATTCTTCTCTCACAAATATATCATCAAGTACAATAGTATTGACTAATTTATAACCAAAATCTTCTAGAAATCTCTGGGGTTCTTCTATATGTGGAACAGCTCTTTCAAGCTGGATCACAGGCGAGCATCTTTTAAGAGTTTCCTGCATACCAATTAGTGGTTCCAGGTTATAGCCTTCAGTATCGATCTTTATGAAATCGACATGATTAAAATTAAATGAATCGATCGTTCTACATTCAACTTTGATAGGCTTTTCTTTTACGAAATTTCGTCTAAGTTGATTGTTCCAACGTGTATCGATTATCTTCTGGGTAGACTCGGATTGAACTACATTTGCCCCGCTATTCTCGGGATTTATGTATATGGTAACTTCTTCATTCTTATTACCAATAGCAATATTATTGATAAGGATGTTCTCGATATCTCGAGTATTATATTCTAGACATTCATATAAGGCAGGGATTGGTTCAAAGGAAAACACGTTATCAAATAATGTCGAGTATTGAATAGCTGACGTCCCAACATGTCCACCGAAATCTAAACAAAGCCTAGTGTTTTTGAATAGCTTTTGACAATATCTCCACTGTCTTAGATCATGGTTAGATGTGTCTCTAAAGATAGCACCTCTCTGCTTTTGATAATCTGGGAATGCTATGCCGTCTTTATTAAATATCATAGTACTTTTTATACCAGTCTACGAAGTTACGTACACCATCAGCAACGTCAGTGGTAGATGCGTAGCCGAGTTTTTGGATCTTGGTAGTGTCGCTCCAGGTCTCTTTCGCATCAGCTGGATGCGCTGGCTGGAAGTCGTAAGTGGCTTGACCGTTGCCTACGTTCTTCTCGATCTCACGGATAAAGTCCATCAGATCTACCTGTTTGCCATTACCAAGGCAATACGTGTCACGCGGAGTCATATTCTGTGACACCAACCAGATGCCTTGAACGATATCATCGACGTAAGTAAAGTCGCGCTTCATGTCACCGTTATTGTAAACAGTAATAGGCTTACCTTCGATGATGTTCTTGGTGAATGTGAACAGTGCCATATCTGGACGACCATACGGACCGTACACGGTAAAGAAACGTAGACAAACAGCATTTGGGATCTTCGATACATGGAACTGATGTTCATTCGTCAGCTTGGTATAGCCATATGGACTAAGCTGGTGTCCTGGCTTATCAACTTCGTTCCATGGTAACGGGTTGCCTTCCATAACACACGATGTGGATGCATAGATTACGTTCTCTACACCGGCAGTTTCACACGCATTAATAACACATTGTGTTCCGTGGATATTGTTGTCAATGTACTGTACAGGCTCATCGAGAGATACGCGTACGCCAGCGCTTGCAGCAAGATGGATAACTACATCAGGTTTAGCTTCCATCATATAGCTAGTCATATCCTTTGAGCGGATATCCATACGACCAATGTTAATACCTTCATCCCAAAGTACGGATGCGCGGAACTCTTTTAGATCTGGGTCGTAGTATTCGTTAAAGTTATCGACACCCCACACTTCCCAACCATTCGCTTTATACTTAAGTGCAGTATGGAATCCAATGAATCCTGCAATACCAGTAATGAATACCGTTTTCATATCAATCCTCTTTCTACCAAAGCTTTGTAGTTTTCGATCTTGGGTTGCTTTGGTCCACCTTGTTTAATTTTAGTACGTATATGGACTATGTATGAGTCTTCTACATCCTCTTCAAAGCTGCTCTTGTTCCACATGTCACGGGTTAAATAGTTTGCTTTGTGATTCTTAATACCAGCAAGAACTGCTAATCGATGCATGATGCCTTCGTCTTCATAGTTCCCACTGAATTGTAATACTTCATTATAACGAATATGCTTACGAAGTAATATCCTAGTATTACGATCTAATCGATAAATTGATCCACCCCAGTAAGCATAGTTCGGATCACCAAGTAGCGGAAATCTACGTGCAAGATTACGCACTAGTGTTTCTTGTATGCCATAATGACGACCAATGCCGGCCTCGTCACGGAAGATATCTTTGTCGATGTTCTTACGTACAAACATATCAGGATCCATCATTACGACTGTATCATACTCGTCGAACTTTGGATCCAGCATTACTAGCTTCTGACAAGGACTTGTAAGACCTTTATAGAAAGCTGGACCAGTGATTAGCTTATGTTCAGCGCCAAGAGAACTAGCATAAGAACTAATATTAGAGACAGATAGTTTAGTGAGTTCATTTATTGGTCCTTCCCAATGTTGCAGTATAATATTCTTCATTAGATATTCATCATTAGTTCTTTAACATTTTCGCCATTGGCAGGAAGCTTATCTTTTAAGAAGAAATGCACAAAGTGTGCTTGCTTAATATGATCATCTCGAACACCCTTATATAGAGCGTTAAATCGCCAGTCAAGATTCTTAACTTTCATCTTTGATTCTTTTACAAAGACGTTCAACAAGGTCTGATCGGTAGACCATTTCCACGCGCCCATACCATCGATAAAAGGTTTAAACTGTGGGCGCCGGAGAAACTGTAATGGGGTTTCACCATTCAGGTATTTGTCGAACGATTTGTTCATGACCATGATGCCCATGTTGTAGAAGTTAGCACCGCGGTCGTCCCAGTCAAACAGTTTGTTCAGAGGTTGCATACCATACTGCATCTTCGAGTAGTTCGCAATCTTTGCCTTATACTGTGGCGTGATCGGCATATCTCTTTCTAGAACAGCCCCAAAGTCATGACCAGGAGATAGCTCATCAAAGATAGATGGAGCACTGCTGCGGATATAACAGTCAGCATCGATAATCGCCACTTGGTCGTACTCTCTAAGATAGGCGAACGCATTCTCCTTTTCGTAGATCGGTAGGAAACCGCCGTGTTTCTCATAGCTTTCTTTGCTCCTGTTTGTCATGAATACATCAGGCTTAATCATAAGAATAGGAGTACGCTGAACAACGTACTCCGCGCCAATTCTCTTGGCATATTCTTTTACGCTTGCTGTACAATGATCGTACAGCTTCGAGCGTTTACCCAGATAGACCTGATAGATTAACTTCTTCATTATACATTCCTTAAGATAGTCTCCGCAATCTCCGTGGCCTCATCGAAGCCCTTACGGAAACGATTACCAGGAGCACAGTACTCGTAAAAGTATTTAATATTTTGGATAGTACCATGCTTTTGATAGTCGTTCAGTTGGAAGTCTTTTACCAGATCTTCCCACTGACTACGTAAATTTAGGATCTCGAATACTGACATTTTACCCGACGACATAGTGGTATACATCCTTCCAGTTTTTCATCAGAGGGCAAGGGCCGTCATAATCCATATTGAAACCATGTTCCATAATGATAGCATCGAGACCCATATCATAGCCAAGATCTGCGTTCTCGACTTTATCCTCGATCCATACATCGTATGAGTTACGGTATGGTTCCAATGCTTCGTGCTTATCTGCACCAGTATCAAGGAACACAAACTTCTCAAACACAGTTGAACCAAACAGTTTGTTCAGGTTTGCAATACGAAGTTCTTGAGCGGTAGGCTCTAAGGATAAAGATGTGATAACGTGAAATACACAGCCGTGCTTACGGTGAAGCTTATCAACGTAGTGCATAGCATCACGAAGAGGAGGTAAGAAACCGATAGCCGAACTTTCGTTGAAGAACTTGACGAGTCGTTTCTTTTCTTCGGTTGGGATTCCATAACGATCTCCTACATCATAATAAAAGCTGGCGTCTTGTACTTCACCATAACCGTGGCGTTTCATCCATGTATTAAAAGCATACTCCCAGTTCAGAAGTACGCCGTCGCAGTCAGTCAAAATTCTCATCATATTCTCCTTTATACACGGATGATTGTACCTCAATTTCGTATTGTTGTAAATACTTTTTACCGTACTTCCGGATATTTTTTCCGGTGTACCAATACAGCCAACTGTGCAGGCAATGCTCTTTATCCCAGAAGATAAAGAAGTCAATAAGCCATACAAGGTGAAAGCGTTTTTGTTTCTTCCAACCGTAGTTCCTAGCAGAGAACGTTTGGTTTGATGGACCACCAAAAACTACGTTGATTAGAACTGATAGTGCAATACCGACTCGCTCAAGATAGTTGAGCGTCCGTATCTTCATCCACCTCAACTGTCTCATCAACGATCCAATTAATTTTTGTACCTTTGTACTTGTGGATATTTTTTGTGTTTTCTGCATCACGAATCTTAAAGTCTTTTCCAAGTGAACGAGTTTTGTTACGACCTTTGTTTTTGTTACGAGGGTCGAATCGTGTATATTTGGCCATCACACCTTTCCTTATTTAATGCCCAACATTTCTTTCGTCATGATGTAGTCACGTACAAAATCTGAACGTACGATATCTTTCCAAGTGAATTCAACTACATCGAATTGATTTAATTGTACCACAATGTTCATGAACTGTAAAATACCTTTTTTATCGTTGTCCTTCTGGAAGTCAGACTGATAGTAGTCACCACACATAACAAATCGACACTGGTGACCAACACGGGTAATTACAGAATCGAGTTCATGGAAGTTTAAGTTCTGCATTTCATCCACCAGGATGATTGCATTGTTGAATGTCGTACCACGGATAAACGATGTAGACTCGAAGCGTAGCTTCTTAGCTGCAATGAGTTTATTCCATGCTTCACCGTCACCAAGGATCTCTTTTAATAATCCAATGTATGGTGCAGCGTACGCTTGTTTCTTCTCTTCTTCGTCACCGGGAAGAAAGCCAATGTCTCGCGTGGGCACGATCGAGCGCACGATCACGAGCTCATCGTATTCTGACTCACGGTCAAGAACTAGTTCGAGTGCAAGACGTAGTGCAAGAAAGGTCTTACCAGTACCAGCCGAACCAGATAGTACAAGATTGTAGCCATCTTTCCAGGCTTCCCTTGCATTCATTTGGTTTTGGGTTTTTGGTTCGAAGGGCTGTAGATTTTCTAACTTAATACTATTTGAGGTGTAAGACCTAGACATTAATTGTGTTGCCTCTTCCGGATCCGCTTTTAATTCTTTTTTGTAGATCCTTGAACCCGTCGGGAACTTTCATGTCCTGATTTCCCATTCGGCTGCTTACGATCTTCGGTGCTTTTAGTACGTGTTTTACGTCGGGTTGTTCGTTTAGGATTGTCTGTAGTTCGTCCCAGGAGCACGTCACGTCGTAGTGCTCGCCGCTCTTGAGATCCTTCAGAGTGTATACTGGCATAGGTGTGTTTCCATTTAGACCATTGTTCATTCACGTTATACATGTGCATGTTGTTCCATTGCTTCGATAGTCCGGACCAACATTGTATATATCGTTTACCATTTTCAGTTTCAACCAATCGTAGGTGCGTACCTTTGTCACCAAACTTGATCTCTTCGAGTGTCTTAAAGCTCGCTTGCGAGAAAAGTAGATCTTGGTCTCCAGCTGTCGCACGCTTTCGCTTGGATGTAGTTCTCGATCGCTTCGTCTTGTTCTCTGACGTAGGCGAAGATTTCGTCTTCGAGCGCATATGCTTCTATCTCCCAAGGCCGATCATCGTATTCAATTTCTGAAGATACATAGTGGTCCCTACCGTATCCGACTCGGTAAGGCCCAGATAGATAACGGAGCCGACGAGTAGCAAACTGAGCAACATGTATGAGTTCATGGCATAGCACCTTTATTAGTTGACCAAACGATTGTACACCAGAATAGTTCAGTCGTATATCAAAAAGTTTGGGTGATCGTGAATCATCTTCGACAAACATATCACCCCATGTAGAAGTTACTTTATAGAGATCTTTCTCTATCGTTATACTGATCTCTAGCGTGTTTTTCATACGCTTCGATACTAAACAATCCAGAGCGTGGCTAACCGCACTCTGGATCATTTCTTTCTGTAGGTTAGAGAGAGGATAGCCTCTGATATCAACTAGCATTAGCCCATTCTACTTGTTTATCCCAAGAACGAACCATTGCCCATTCTTTTGATCGATCCAGGTCAGAATGCAGTTTACGGGATTCTTCTTTGGTCAATCCAGAGATATAGAAATAGTCAGGATTGTCACCAAAGTTCTTTGCCTCAACCGCCCACATTATGCTTTCATCCATGCAATGTCGTCTTTGTACTCAATGCTCTCAGAACCATCATATTCTGTAATCTGAAACTCTGTTCCTACTGGTATCCAAACGATCTTAACATCACCGGCGCCACCAGCATAACCTAGGTCCAACTCATCACACAGATCAGCAGCTTCGTCGGCAGCTCCGTCCAAAAACAACTGGTTGAAACGTGCATCCATAGGATCTACGTCGTTCCAGGTTGACCATCCAGCACCAAACCCACCGCTGACGGCTACTGCAACTTTACCATCACGTACGATCTTTTCCATTATGCTGCTTCCTTTTGAAATGCTTCCTTGTACAGGTTGCGGATCTTAATCCGATCTTCGTATCCAATCCCCTGACCCCAAAGAAAGTATTCGAGGTCTTCGTCGTGGGTATTGTACAATACCTCATGACCTTCAGCAACCATAAGGTGGCGAAGTGCATCGTGCCATTTGCACGAGACCAGATCCATGATCTGACGAATTCTTGCACGGAACTCGATCAAAGCTTTTTCTTCTGCTTCTTTCTGAGCTGCCATGCTAGCTTCCAACTCTTCGCAGAGCATGTCCCAGATAACTTGTTTTGCTTCATCGGTTTGGTTTTCCCATACATACAACCAACCATCAATAGGACGAAAGCCACGAGCGTCTTTGTGCAGATCCGAGATAAGTTCGTTCGAGAAGGTGTAAGTCATCGGGTATCTCCTTGTTGATATAACTAATATAAGCTATTTCAAATCAAATGTAAACCCCTACCTTGCATTTTTTTCAATCTTTTTTCAATGTCGTCCTTGAACTCTTCATGGTTCACAAAATACTCGGAAAGAGGCGTATTCTGCTTAAGATTAAGATCGATATCGCATTCAAAGTAGTTCTCCAAGTCAGAGATACCCCTAGACGGATCTTCATAGTGTATGGTAGTCAGATAGCATTCATGCTGATTGTATACGTGGTCGATCAGGTAGTTGTGATATAGGAATCGGTCAAGTGTGTGATTGATAAACGGAATTGGCTCGTATACCATACCTTTACCGGCCGAGGTCCAAGTTTCATGTTTAGATGAATCATCATCGATTCCTATCTTCCCTCTAAGTAAGCCGATGTAGCTAGCAATCGAAGAAAGATAATTATTCCTTTTTATCAGAATAAGTTTAGCATCGTTCTTCTCACACATATCGAGTAGCTGCATAGTATGGTGTATGATGATCTTAAACCCATCGTAGCTCTCAAATATCTTACGGGTAAAAGCCAGATGATCGTAGCGGTCTACGCCACTGATTGTAGTACTATCAATATTGAAAGGTTCACTGGGACATATGTTCAATCCAGCATTTGCAAGAGAATGAACTAATGCCTCAGATCCTGTCCGAGGTAATGATGATATTATGAACTTCTTACGCACACTTTTTCTCGAACCACTCTGGGATATCACGCTTGGTCCAATCCATAGAGAAGCGATCTTGTTTGGTCTGATAGAATGCACGATAGGAACCAACTGGATCGTTAGGATTGATGCACTCTGGTGCAGCACCCATTGCAAGCTTAAACGGTGTAAGCGGACCAACAGGAATATTGCGTGGAGGTGACTTAAGGATCTCGCCAAGATCATCGAACGATTTGTGCGTCTTACCATAACGATACATAAACTCGTCATGCAGAGCTACAAAGTGTACGTAGTGCCAATTGTAGTTGTTGTTGGATTCCATAGTCCAGACGGTGCACGGATGGCCAACGTGTACTGCCTTATAGATAACATCATCATGATGATCTAATTCCCAATGCTTGACCATAGTCTTACCAGACTTAGAAGGAATCTTAGTAAGCTTACCATCAAGCACACGATGTGCAGTTGATAGCATCTGTGCAGACTCTAGCACCATCTTTACGATATGTTTATCGCACTGGAGCTGTGCTGCTTTAACTGGATCTTTATCAAGTATGAAGAGGTTCATGGTATATTATCCCGTCCTAGTAATGACAATAATATTATACCGAAGGACATTAGGTATGTATATCCCCTTTTTTAGATATTTTTCACAACTTCAATTAAATCTTCGCAACCACCAATCTCTTTCAGTTTCCCGATGTGATCTCTTCTAACAGTCTCGAAATACGGATCCATACCCATGCCGACTTCCTTAGCTGCTTTGATCATTCGTGTCCATCTTTCGATTCTAGTTCTTAGATCGATCTCCTCGCCATTCTCGAGGGTAATCTCCCAGGTTGATACGTGTTCACCATGCCAATCTGTATTCGCAAACAGAGGTGTACCAGGAATAAGGAGGGCGATATGACATCTCAAGATGATGTTGTTTGCATATGGTTCTGACTTATAAATCATCTTAAGAGTTTCTTGGAAGTCCTCCTCAGTCTCTGTCGGATATCCTACAATAGTCTGGTATATCATATGGATTCCGCGTTCACCGGCAGCTTTAATGCTGCTATAGAGTGCACGGTTGTCAAATTTCTTTTTCATATGCCAGCGTACCTTCTCCGATCCGGATTCGATACCAACCCATATTGACTTACACCCACTACCTTTTACGTAATCCCAATCCTCTTCAGTCATACCACTACGGAAGATGAATTGACCCATCCATTGTACGGGTAGATCATTTTCGGTCATAATCCTACAGAATTTTCTAAATTCCTTGAGTGATCCATTTACTAAGCTGTCACTGAAATAAAACAGATCTACACCATGCTTCTCATACTGATAAGCCATTTCAGCAGCAACTTCTTCACCAGGTCTAAACTTATATTTGCCCCAGATATTACCAACACTACAGAATGTGCACTTTCTAACGCATCCTCTGGAGCTAGTAATAGTAACCTTATTTCCTTCGTAATTGCTTAGATCAAAGTCTGTATAATCCGGATATGGTAACCCGGATAGGTCTGCCATCTGTGCAAACTGATATGGTTTCCCCCTTAGTAGTGCGGGTAATGCTCTATCACCTTCACCCATGATATAATGATCTGCCAATCCTTCAGCTACCATTCGATCAGCCCAATCAGTGCTATTGTCAAGATTCTCTGGTCCTCTGTGTAAGCTCTCGGGACCTCTTGAGATACCAGATCCACCCAAAACAATCTTACTTTCTAGTCCATAGTCTTTTATGCAGCGAAGTAATAGTTCCGCTGGGATTTGGGAGTTGAATGAGAATAGGGATACGCCAATCCAGTCGTATCCTTTAAGCTTCTCACAATAGTCAAAGAAGAATTGTTCATATTCCGGTTTAGGTTGAATAACAGTTGTCCGGTGTTCGCACCACATAGTGCAACCTTCCCCAAACTTTCTAATAAACTCATGATTTAAATCAAAGCATCTTGATTCTATACCTTCCTTATTCAAAACCCCCTTGATATACGCAATACCAGGTGCAGGCACATTTGGGTCATGACTAGGTGGTGAGATTAAAGCTACTTTCATTCTATATTCCTCTAATGTAAAAAGGTGGGAACTTCCATTCCCACCTCCATATTTATGCTGCCTTTTCTAATGTTAGTGTTTCTTCGATTTCAGCGATGTGATCATCTAGGTAGGCCTTTTTGGTAAGAACCTTTCGAAGTCGATCTGTTTTGCCTTGTTTTCTATATCGATCTGCGTACCAACCTAGTTGTCTGGAATCTTTTTTTAAGCGCTCGATAGTTGCTGAAACCATATTACTTTTCTCCCAAAGAAAAAGGTGCGTCACCCGAAGGCGTGCACCTGATTGTTATTGTTGTTGATTATGAGTAGTATTACTGATTGTCATAAAAGTCCAGGGAATGCCTCCTCTACAATTTTTACAGTTAAACCCTTCACTGGCAGCTTCTTATTGATCATAGCGCACACCAGCTCAGCATCTTTGGGATGAATCGATTCTACAATCCCAAGGAAGATCTTTTCACGTTTGATAGCCGGCATCTGTCCTCCAGTACCGCCTTTCACGACATAACGAAAATCTCTATTTTTTCTGAGAAGTGATGATGGTGCATTGTGAGCTTCACAGGGCGTATATGGAACTTCACCCTTCGGAAGCAGCCATTCAATTTTTGGATCTAATGCACCTTTGAGGATATCTTTGAGCGCCCAAGATTCGTGCTTCTTCAACACTTCAATTTTATCTTTACGTGTACCTGCTTTTTCAAATAATTCAAAAACCTCAAATACGTCTAATGTTCTAGCCATCTTAAAAGAATTCCTCTACTACTTCAACTAGCAAACGACACTGCTTCGAGATAAGATAAGGTAACACCTTGTTACGAGCAGGCGTCTCATATGATTCAAATTTATTTATGATTTCTTGCTTTACAGAATCAGGACATTCTGACTCTTCTGTAAGAACAATCATCTTTTTGTTACGGAGATAGTTACGGTACACTTGTTCACCAAGTGCATGTGGATCTTCGAGTAATGCTTCTTTCTTTTTCTTCGAAAGAACATTCTGACGCTTACCTTCTACAAGGAACGTATCATCGTCAGATAGCACATTCGGTACACCATCACCAGAACAACCTTTTAGGATATGTTCCAGCTGGTACAGACGCGGATTAGGATCTTTAACGAACTTCTTAGTGTTCGGAGAGAACTGCTGCACGTTGTCATATTTCTGCAGCTGGATAAAGTCATGGTCAGCAGACACGATCATAACCTTTTCATAGTTACCAAACTCCTGTGTCCACTTAACAAGTTCTGCAATAGTATCGTCTGCCTCGCATCCCCACTGGTGAATAACCTTCCAGGGCATATTTACTTTGATCTCTTCAAGCACCATGTTGATATTCTGGAATGCCTTATCCCAGTCGATCTTGGATTCATCACGGTTCTGCTTACGTTTACCCTTATATTCAGGATAGACGTCTTTACGCCAGTTACCACCGCCATCAGCAACGATAACCATGTCACCGTAGTCCTTGAACTTCTGCTTGTACATACGGATTGAGTTTAGAATCATGTGACGGATAAGGTTCTCGTCATCATATTTGGCCTGACCCATTACGATAGGTGCAATGGCAATGCCGCTGAAGTCAAGTAAAATCATAGTATACTCCTGTTAATTCTCCACTATTATACATCATGTTCGGAGCCTCGTAAACCCCTTACATGATTTCTGTGGATGCGACAGTTGATAATACCGTTATAATAACGGTCGTCTAGCAATACATTTCTATCGAACTGTTCTTTGGCTTCGAGGTAACCAAGCTCACCTTTCGATTTGCCGAAATATAATATCTCACGATGAAAGTTCTGCTCTCCGTGTTCGAGGAGCAGTTGTTTGACGAGATCGCTGGATCCATAGTAGGATCGCCAATCTGACTCGACAATCTTTCTTCGCTTTCTGGTTTTACCTTTGAGTGGGGGTAAGGTTTTCTTTGACCAGAATGTCTTTTTCCCAACATACATCTTGTCGTTGGATTTATCCGTAATGACATAGACAAACCCTACCCACTCTTTCAGTTCTTCTTCAGTTGGCTCGTAAGCCTCATTTTTATAGTACCACATATTATTCGTCATGATCTTCTATTAAATCTTTCAAACTATCTATAATGTCATTATATCTAGCTGCTTTAAAAAGATTTATTTCTAAGATAATACAGACTTTTATTATTAAATCGAATGATACTTTAGAGGGATTCGTTTCGAGACGACCCATGGTAGATCTAGAAACCCCACAAGCTAAGGCTAATTCTTCTTGTGCTATGTTTTTTCTTTTTCTGGTTTTTACTATTAACTTACCTATTGAAGCAGCATAATCTTCAATAGATTTTTGATCTGGTGGTATTAAATCTGACTTAGCTTCGTAAGAAGAATATTCAGCAAGGTCCTCATCGGACGGGATAAATTGTTCTATATTCATAAGAAGTACTCCTTTCGTTTCCTTCTTATTTATAATACTTACGTCTTATATATGAGACGTTATAGGAATGGAGTTAATGCTTCCCAGATCTTATCCGGATCATCGTAAGCTGTAAGGGAAGCTACGACTCTAAACTTATCATCATGGTTTACCCAACTATGAGGGATCTTAGCATTTAATACCATAGGCTTATCTAGGTAGATCTTTTCAAAATCAGATTCTTTTGCATTGATCCATATCTTCATAATCTTTCCGGATTTTACATATTCCGCAAAATCTTCGTCAGTCTTAATACCATACTTCTCCGCATATCGATCTTTAGAGATCTCTTCAATTTCCGGAGTAACCTCACTAACATCATCTAGAATTTTTCCTAGCTTTGGATATGTCTTGTCGTCGTGATCATCCCCACCATAAACTAACACATAGCCTTTTTCAAGGTTAACCTGAAGAGGTACGTTTAGAGCAAATGTTCGTCCTAGATCGACGTGGGTATACCACATTCCTGCATTAGGTAAAGTAATTAAAAAGTTCAAGAAAAAATTAATGCCGTTAATTTCGAACGGCACATGACTGTAATTTCTACTAATAAAACGGAGATTCTCACTGGGATCTTTATAAGTCGGATTGTCGCCTAAAATACCTTCATCGAGTACTTCTTCAGCAAGTGCTCTTAAGCGTTGAACATATTCCTCGGGAAAATTATTAAATTTTATATAGTTGTAATTCGTGTCAATCACAGTTCAGTCTCCTATACAAACTGACTTAATGCTTGATAGACTTCATCAGGCTCTTTATTGGTATTAAGAGAAGCTATAATTCTAAATTGATTACTGTAATTAACGTAAGAATGTGGACGTTGCGTGTTCAATAGAATAGGCTTATCAAATTTTATTTTCCGGAAATCGGATTCTTTCGCGTTTATCCATTTCTTATGTCCGGGAAGATCCTTAGAAAGAAATTTATCACCCCATTTAATATTACTGGTCTCAGAGATATATTCCCCAAGTGCATCATAATTGTCATCTTTCATTACCAAAAGATAACCTTTTTCCGGATCTACTTGGATGGGAAAGTTAAATCCAATCTTTCGATCTCGGTCGATATGAACATCGAACATTTTTTTAGCAGGAGGGGAGATGTAAACATTTACTCCGAAGTGAATGCCTTCGATGTTAATACTATACTTGCCAATCTTGTCCTTTTGTATCATAAGGACTAGTTCTTCGTCAACCTCTTCAGTATCAACACCGAGAAACCCTTCGGGAAGATAATCGTCTGATATCTCACGAATTTGCTGGATGTAATGCTCGGCAAAATTATTAAATTTTATATGTGTAAAGTTAGGATCAAGCATCGCTATCTTCCTCAGCATCTAAGAATGAGGAATATGATTCATATCCGCACATTGGACAGTGATAAGGTTCTTCTCTTGTATTATTAATCACTGTGACGCGGGTTTCCACGCCACAGTGATCGCACTCTATTAAGTACTCTGCTAATCTCACTTACGCCTCACAGGATACGCAAGTCATGATATCACGTACGAGTTCTTGTGCGGGGTTCGATGAACGTTGGTAGTAGAATGTTTTCACGCCGAGTCTCCATCCTTCGATAATTAATGCGTTAATATCTTTTACCGGAGCTTCATGTGGAATCATCAGGTTTAAGCTCTGGCTCTGGTCTATATATGCCTGTCGAGCTGCTGCCTGTTGTACAACGTTCAGCGGAGAGATTTCAGAGAATGTTTTAAATACATTCTTTTCGTTCTCTGTAAGGAAATCCAGATGCTGTACCGAACCTTTGCGCATCAGGATGTTATCCCAAGTTTCGTCATCGTTCTTACCATGCTTTTCTAATACTTCTACCAGCCATGGATTCTTATATGTAAAGACACCTTTCGCCAGATCCTTAACAAAATAGTTAGATGCAAGCGGTTCAATCGACGGACTTACTTGCCCCAGAATAAAACTACTGGAAGTAGTAGGAGCAATAGCACAACGAGTAAGGTTACGTTCTCCATAGCCTTTCATTCCTTCTGGTTCACCATAGATCTCTGCCATCTCTTTCGATGCCGCAAGCGAACGTTCATCGATGAATTGACTGATCTCTTCAGCCAGCTCCAGAGCATCAAACGATTCAAACGGAATCATCTTGGAATGCAGCAGAGAGTGCCAACCAAGTTGACCGATACCAAGTGCACGCCATGTCTTAGCAAAGTTGTGCGCAGTTTCCATAAAGCGTACGCCTTTGGTCTTCTTAATGTACTCTTCCATGACAGCATCCAAGAAGTAAGTCATGGTTTCTACTGCATCAGTATCTTTCCATTCGTCCCAAGTAACCAGGTTCATAGATGATAGGTTACAAACGAATGTCCAGTCTTTACTGCTTGGCAGTGCAATCTCAGAACAGAGATTAGATGCATAGATTGGATAGTTGTGATCCTTCAGCACCTTCGGTTTGTTATTATTCACCGTGTCAGTAAAGAACAAATATGGGTAACCAGTTTCCTTACGCTTACGAAGAACCTTTGCCCATACCTCACGCTTTGCTTTATCACCAGTGATCATAGCTTCCATCCACTCATCGGTAATAGTCACACCGATCGAGATGTTCTGGATAGTAGCACCCGGTTCACGAATCTCTAGAAATTCATCGATATCAGGATGATCAATGTTGAGATAAGCAGCAAATGCGCCTCGACGGACTGATCCCTGGCTAATAACATCAGTGCCAG